GTACCAATCAGCTGATGTTAATCCTCCAGCTAATCTACCAGAAAACGTACTAGGATTAACTTTTGTTAATGATTGTCCTGTTAATATTTTTGCTTTTGCTGGTGCTAAGTCTAGAAATGCTTCGCTAATTTCATCTATTGCATTTCCTATAGTAGTAGCAGGAGTAAAAGTATCAAAAAATCCATCTGTATATACTGTATCTGATGGTGTACCAATAACTCCTTGTCCGTCTGCAGATACTTCTGGACTAATTGCAATATGACTTCCAGTAAAAATTGCAGACGTTGCTGCATCATTTGTTACAGTAGCATTTAATTCGTATTGTTGTCTTCTTGTTGAATCATACCAAACTATACCATCTAATCGATCTCCAAATGTACCTGTTGTAATAGAAGGTAATCCAGATCCTGTAAAAAATTTTGTTACTGGTTCGTAGTCATTTAATCCTCCAATAAATTGTATTTCGATTGGTTGTGAAACTGTTCCAAACTCAGAAGAATGTACATTTAAAGATCCAGTTGCTAATAAGACTTCGCCTCTAAAAACGGGATTTACATTTTTTAAATTTTCTAAACTACCTCTTTTATGTTGAATTACTTGTGCCATTTAATGTTTTCTTTTATATAAATATCAAATACTTTTGAATTAAATACTTTAAGGAATAATTGTTTTTGATACGCTGGACGTTGGGAAAAATCCAACATCTATTATTCCTTCTACACTACTAGTTATATTTGTTCCTATCTGATTAATTCCTCCATCTATTTGTATAGCTGCTTTATTATCTAACGGAGAATCATCAGATCCGGATATAGATAAAGATCCAGATAATTTTAAATGTTTAGCAAATTGTTTGCCTTTTAGTCTTCTAGCCATTATTCACTCCATCTTCCATTAACAATAATTATATCATCAGATTCTAAATTATATCCTAATTCTGTAGTATCAAATGTTATTTGTTGTGTTGTTGTTGCATTTGGAGTCCAATTATATACAGCTGTATCTATATATTGTCCATTGATATAAATATCAAATTCTTTTGTAGTAGCTCTGCCGCCTATAATAGTATTATAATTTGGTGTTCCGGTGACTAATATAGTATTATTATTAATTATAACTCCTTGTTTTTCTATTAATTGTGTTAAATAATTCATTAGTGCTGGCGTTATTTCGGTTCCTGCGCCTCCGCCGCCTCCGCCAGATGATTGATTTGAAACTATAACTTTATTTCCAGAAATAATTCTTTGTTTAGCGTCAATTAGTTTTTGTGGAACTTTTGTAGTACTAAATATATCAGTTGTAACATCAATAACTAACGCCCATTGTATTTTTTTAATTGAATATCTTTTTTGTACTGTCGACATTCTAAATTCTTGTTCTGATAATAATGTTCCATTGACTGTTAGTGGAATTGTTGCTCTAACTAATCTATCGTCTCCAACCGTGTTTACAGTTTCAAATGAAATATCTCTTATAAATGTTCTATACTTATTGAATTCATTTCCCCAAGCAAATGTTCCATATGGCATTATTTGTTCAATTACTTCATTCATTTGTGTAGTAAAATCAGTCCATATCAACATTTCATATTCTACATCTACATATTCTGGAATATTAACGGTATATAATTCCTTTGAATCAATTGTATTATTTTTTGGTATTGGAACTAATTCGTCAATATACCTATTTCTTTTGTTATATTTTTGCTTATATACAATTTGATTTCCTGGTATTGGATTATTAACATCTAATTTTTTTAATGTATCCCGTTCTGATAGCGAGTTTCTTTTTAATACAATTATTGGAGATTGAAGCATTCCTTTTTCATCACGCAAATATCCTAATCTTCGTACGTTATCCCATTTTTCGCCATTTGCAAACACTATTGGTATTTTAACTAATTCGTTATTATGTTGAACTTGTGGTTGGATTTCATTATCTAAAAACCATTTTATTGCATAATCTATATCATATACAGTACGCTTAGGTGTTCGAACAACGTCGTCATCTCTTCGTACTTGTTCTGCTCTATTTAATATTAAATCTGGTCTTGTTGAAACAGTACTTTTTAATTCCGGTTTATTTGTTTTTCGATCAATATTTTGTCTTCGATTTCTAGGCATTAAAATCCTTTATACGATTGATTATCATCTGTTGTACCTATTCTCATTTTTCTAATATTTAATGGAGCTTGTCTTGTTACATGACTATCACATAAAACAGATACACTATAACCAAAATTATTACCATTAGGCCAAGTGTCTGGATTTTTTCCAGAAAAATATTGATTTGCATCTACGTTATCTAATTCATAAAATTCATTATCCCATTTAATAATATCTCCAACTTCTGGATAAAATGATGCTTTCTCTAAAATATCTCTTGATATTCCAAATTGAGCTGTTCGTGTATATGTATGACCATAATCATCCATATTTGATGTTTTGTTTTCTTTTGTAATCAATGCAGGAATTAATATAGAATTAAAATATGTTTTTGATGTAGACTCGCCATATATATTTGAATTAGATTGTTCTATAACTAGCTTAAAAAACTCAATTTCTGTATCAATTATTGAATTTAATAATTCTGAGTTAATTGCGGCTAGAAATCTAGCATCTCGTTTTGTTCCAAATAACGCCATTTTATCCTACGTAAATTTTAGTTGGTATTTTTGACAGTACTTCATTCATTGCATCATTTTCTGCTTGTTGTCTTGTCATCATACTCTCTTTTGTTAATTTGTCTAGAAATTCTCTTAATTGAGTAATTAATGCTTCTTTTTCTGATTGGCCTTGTGATACTAAATCAGATCCATTCAGTGTTACTTCTGAATTTGGAATTGGTACTGTTGAATATTTACTTCGTACATATCCTAACATTTCTTTAACTAATGCTGATCCGTATCTAAATATCCATGATCTACCTACATCATTTATTTGAGAATATTTTTGATATGTATATGGAATATTAGATCCATCTGATACTACACTATTCATTGCAGCAGTATTTCCAAATAATACCGCTTCGTCAGCTTTTTTATCTTCAAATATAAATTCAAACCAAACATTTTTGTAAAAAGGAGTAGCTGCCGTTCCTGTTGTTCCTGGAGTTGGATATAATCTTAAATCGTCTCCATGGATTTCAAATGAGAAATGTGATTTTCTAATTCTATCATTAAATTCTATAGTTTGTATTCTTAACAAATCTTGATGTAATGGCATTAACATGAAATTTACAGAAGGAGAAAATCCTCCAAAATCAAATGCATCCATTAAATTTTGAGAACCTAATCCTGTTCCAACAAATGGATCAAAATATCTAATAATAGCTGGAGGCACTGTATGTAATACTCGTTTTATTTCTATAGAACTAGTATTAGTTAATTCAATCCCTAAACTTTTAGACACAGCTGCTCTTATACTATATGTTTGTTGACCTGGCTTTACATCTAATGATGCAGAAAACCATTTTAGATTTCCTCCTGAATCTGCTTCGGTACCATATGTTTTTGATAATTTAGTAATATAAGATAAGGATCCTCCAATTAATGTATCAGAAAATGAATTATCTGTTAAGAAACTAGATCCAGTATTTATACCTAATGTATTTAATAAATTGTTTGCAATATTAACTTGATTAACTTGATTTGAATATTCTATAACTGCAGATTCAAATGCGTTATAAAAATTTATATCTATTAATTCAACATCCATAATTGGATAACCAACGTTTTGTGCAGCATGCTTTGAAAAACTATCTGCATGTGTTTGAAACATGGTATCATTATCAAAAAACCCAAAAGGAGTAGATCCTGTAGTAAACGAAGAGCTACCGGGCCATATTGGTTTGTTTACACTATAATCTGCCATTAATAATCCTTATTCTAATTTTGTTAGTGTACTATTTAATAATTGCATTTGTTCTAAAGTTTCAATTTTTCTTGTACTTAATTGTTGAATTGCTTGAAATGTTTTTTTAGCTGAATATGGTGATAAAACTTTCATTGTTATTAATTCAGCTCCGTTTCCTAGATCTTGTTCTATATGAACCATTAATACCATACGTATAGCTCGTATTCTATCTAAAACATCAACTAAATTACCTTTATATCTTATTCTTGCTTGTATTGAATATTTTGTTCTTGGGGCTGCCATAGTACTTCTTTTATTATAAATATAAAAACAGTAAGAAAGGGATGACGAATCATCCCTCTCATTATTTAAATTAATTTAATAATTAACTATTAAATAGAATTTAATCCAGCAACATATACTTTACCGTAGAATTCTGGTCTTACCATTTTCTTAGCATATCTTGTCATTACACCTTTTCTTGGGGTGAAGTTAACAGGATCGTATACAAGTGGAGTCATGATTAGAGGTACATATGGAGCATATACTGCACC